GATTTCTTTTAGAATCTTTTTGGATGTGTCAAACTTATTTGCAAACATACCCACACGATAGTTATCCTTGAATAAAATAGACCAAAGAATGAAGGATTCAACACCAATAGTCTTTCCAGACTGTCTGGCACATTTTGCCAAAACAAACTTCTCATTTACAAACTTATTGATCATCTCTCTTTGGAAATCATAGAGTTTGATGACTTGAACACCAGAATCAATGGTGACAATCTTCATATATTTTTCAATAAAGTAGAAGGGGTCTTGAGCACATTTTACAAATTCTGATACTTGTTCTTTTGAAAATTGGATCTGAGCTCCAACTTTTTTAACAAGTGGATTTCCTTGAAAATGTCCAATTTCTTGATCAGAATCTTCCATCACTTTCCTTTTTTCTTATAGTCTGTTGTGTAGAAACCAGAACCTTTGAATATAATTCCAGAAGTGTGGAACAGTTTTTTGAGAGTCTTCTCATTACATTTCACACAAGTTTTGAGAGGTTCGTCATTTATGCTTTGGATTCTTTCAAATCTATGACCACATTTAGTGCATTCATACTCATAAGTCGGCATTATTCCTCCTCATCGACCTTATCAACTTCTATCAATTCTTTATCTGACATAGTATTGTTGATGAGTTCTTGTAAGTCTGCCGTTGAACCAACATAGTAAGTATTGTTCTGTTGATTCAGTTCAAGTTTTTCCATATTTTTTAGATTCTTTTCTGGTTCTGATATGATTTCTATCTCATGAAGTTTCTTATTTACATCCATCAGTCTATCAGAGGCATCAGAAACATTCTTTACAAGGGTTGCTATCACTTCATATGCTCTTGGTTGTTGAGAACTCTTTGCAATCTCTATCAAGTCTTCAAGTGCCTCATTTCCAATATTTACAGCATTTTTCAGATTCTTTCTCGCAAATTTGTAATCTTTTCTGCGACTATCTCGCATCTCTTCTGAAAACTCATCTTTCTCATCTTGAACTTCTATTATACTACCTTCTTCAACTTCTGTCAAGTCTTTTATTTCAGATTCTTCTGGTAGTATATCCAACACTTCTTCTATATCTTTGAAATCTTTTGACATTAGATACCTTCTAAGAAATCTTCAATGAAACCAAATTCATCATCTGCTTCAATTTGTTCTTTTGGAACTGATTCAGATTCTTTTGTAGTTGGTTCACCTTGATCTGTAAGTCCAGGTTTGGTTACAGATTTGGATTTTGAACCAGATTCTTGTGCTTGTTGTTTTTCTTCGGGAGTTACTTCACCAGAATCTCCTGTTGGAGTTGAAATAACATTTGTCTCAACTTGACGTATCAAATCAGACTCTTTTACTGGTTTGAATATATTCGTTTTAAGGGTGAAACTTAAGTTCCACATAATAACCCTCTTATCTTCAAACTGACCCTCATAACTCTCCTCTAAGGAGACGTCATTTAGTAGTACAGGGACATCATCAACGATCCCCATATCATCATAAACGAGTTTAGATGGGATGTTTAGATAGGGACTGAAGAATGGAACTATTTGCTCTATAATTTGCAAACCTTCATCAAAATGTTCGACATAAACATTCAAAGAAAATCCAATATTATAAGGGACTGGATTGTGCATAGATTTTTCAGAACCAGTTTCTGTAGTATTGTATCGAACTCCAAGTGAGTTTAGTTTTCGTTGGGAATCGTAAGAAAACCCAGACATTTCAAAACTTATTCTCGGGAGTGTGATTGCCACATTTTTATCAGTTTCTTCAATTTTAGCAAGAAACTTACTTCTTGGTCCATAAGATAGAGGAACTTTCAACTCTTTTACAATATTACTATCTGAAGTTTTTCTTTTTACAGTTATATCATTAAAGAGAGTTCCAAAAGTTGCTACACTTTTAAAAATTGTTTTGTGGTAGAAATATTCATTATATAGAGCCATAACAAATATATTTATAAGACTTACTAATAATCTTCTTCAGAGAATGGATTATTTTCTGAAAAGTCAATTACTTCATCTGCTTCTTTTTCATAGTCAAGATTGTCAGATAATGGATCATTAGGCATATCCAATTCAACATCTTCATAACTATCTGGCAAATCTATCTCATAAGATGCACCACCATCACCGACTACATTTACACCCTCAACAAACTTACCAACAACATCAATAAGTTCTAAAGTGTTATTTGCCCATGAAGCAACTCTACCTTTTGCAGTAGCAGAAGATAAATCAGCACCTTGATAAACATTCTCACCTACAACAAAATCTGTTCCGTTTCCGTTTGTAGTTGTTAGTTCAATAGAGTATGCATTCTTATATTGAATGTTGTCAATGTCTTCAATACCAGTGTTAATAATCTGATTGGAATATTCAAAAAGTTCCAATTTCAATCTATACACAAACTTTTTACCAAGAGTGTAGAATATTTGCTCATCTTCAACAAACATAACTTCAAAGAGTTGTTTATTAAAAGGAAAGAAAATCAAGTCACCCTCTTTTGGTCTTCCTATGTTAAGGGTGTCAAATCTGTTAACCATTACAGTAAGTTCTAAAGTGTCACGAATCTCCACACCAAACTTTGATAGGAAATCACCTTCACCACCAAACTGTTCAATACTATCAACAAACATTTCAATTTCATGAGTTGCGGTGAATTGTGAAACTTCAACATCTTTGAAAAGTGAATCTATTTTTTGAATCTCTCTTGGTAGATATTGAATATCAATACCATGAATCTTGATTGACTCTTCCATTAAGTCATCATACAGATCCTGTTCTGATTGTGAAGAATAGTTTTTATTAAAGAAAGGATTGATTGCCATAATTACCCCATATAGAAAGTTGGAGGTTCTTCATAAGTATTTCTCAACTCTTCCTCAAGTTCTCTTAATCTTGTTTTTGCGTCATCTAAAATCTTCTCACCATTAAAAGTGAGACCTCCTGGCATTTGAACACCAGAATACTTTGTTAGGTTTGTCCCCCACTGCTCTCTAATCAGTTCAGTTGTATATTCCCTTAACCACCTATCAGACCAAACTTGTGTATAAGTGTCTGGGTCTATAATTTGATATGCTTGAATTACAATGTAACCACCAACATTAATTTTATCCCAGTCCATATCAATGTAAAGTTTGTCAGTATGTCTTCTATATCTAAGAATTTGTTTACCATTCAGTATTTGATTGATAAGATTCAAATTCTCTTGTGTTGCTGTGTAATATTGCATTTGAGATGGAGTATGATTAAAAGCGTATAAAGCATCCCAAGTCATGTGAAATTGAGCATCAAATAATATCTCATTTGAACTACCTGTATTCAGGTCTAATATCTTCTCAATAGAAATAACAGCATCACTCATTGTAATATACCCATTATCTTTATCTGTTTGAGTAACTTCATGTTGAATGATAATTCTCTCTATACCATCATAGTGGAAATCATGATACATTTTAAGGGCATCATCAATTCTATCTTCTAACTGATCATCAGCAACATTTATTTCTAAAACAGGTTTTCCAAGTTTTCTTAAACAAAACTGTTTCAGTTCTTCTCTATTTGTAGGATTGGCCATCTCTACCCCTTTAGTAAAAAAACAAAAGTTTGGCGAAACCTCATAAATATTTCCGCTTTAGTCCTACCAGACCCGAACGATTTGTAAAAGTGTATTGGTAGACACACTATGCTTTGTCGTTCCTTATATAAAAGCAAGTCTACTATCTTTAAAAATTAATATGCTGAAAACCTCTTAAAGTGTTAAAGTTAAAACATAAAAAAATATAAGAGTGTTTTCTTTTAAAACGATAAAGATCTCAACTTATTTTATATCAATTATATTTATACGCTGACAGGTTCCTGTAAGGCAATTGCTCTTAAATTTCTAGCTTTGGGTATTTTTGCACTATTATCAGAAGATAAAACAATCTTAATTGCATACACATTAAAATTGACTAAAGTTTGATTGTCTACAAGTTCAACACCATTATGATTAGAATCTGTACCAAACACATATTCTCTGTAATCATTATTATATTCAGAAACTACATACTCTGGTGTCACCTGTTTCATCAAATACCAATTTCTATCATCAAAAATAACAGAGTCACTTGTGCTAGCAACTTTATAATAAACATAAACATTAGTTCCTGCTGGTTTATATAAATCGAGGTAAACTCTTATATCCTTAGATTCATATGATGATTGTAAATTTACCCTTTTTGAGATATATACAGCATCAGCAACACTACCAGAAGGTGAAGTTTCACTATCAGCAACTACGATTGCATCGTCAGGTCCAGCAGTGTTACTTGTATCATTAACACTATTTGTCATATCCTTAGAAGAAGATAATAGAGTGAAACCTGTTATAGCACCATCAGTTGCTTGAATTTCAAAAATAGCCTGTTTCGAAAGATCACTTGAATCTGTCAAGAATAATTTCTCACCAGTTGAAAAACCAGTTCCTCCAGATTGTATAGTTAAATCTGAAACATCATACTGAACAGCATCAACAATATTCTTAACTGTAATTAAACTTGTTCTCTCCATATCAATAACAGGAGAAACATCAGTATCAGAAGATGCAGGAATTTTTGTTTCTATTTTGAATGTTGTATTTCCACCAAAAGATTTACTAATAGGTAATTCAATATTTCTATTATCATGAAATCCAACCAAATTAGAGGTTCCAAGTTGATATTTAAAACTTGGATTATCACTTCCAAAAAAGTTTTTCAACATTGACACGTTAAATTTGAACAAATCAAAACTCTCAGTCTGTGCCGGAGCAGCAACATTCAATATTGCGGTTGATTCTAATGAAGTGTTAAATTGGCATTTATTTAATCTAAACATTATAGATTCGTTATTAATAGCATCCCAAACACCAGAATTGTGAGAAGAAAATAGACTTCCGACTAATGGTTGTTTAGATATTTTTGGATTTAGTATATTGGAACTTCCATCTGTATTCAGTGTAGAATTCCCTATAGTGCCACTCCAAATTTGATATTTACTACTATTTGTTTTTACAACTATTGCATATTCGCCTGGAATCAAATAAACTGGAGCATCAAAAGTGAATCTTGTGTTCTTATTAGATTCTTCTGATGCATCTGGTCCTTCTGAAACAACAACTTGGGAAGGATTCAATATAACTTCAGAAAAAGGGATCACAGTAGATGTAGAAGGATAACCATTAATAGTTGGTCTAATTTCAACCATAACTGGTAAAGTGTCATCCTTAGACTTAAAAAACAAGTCAACAGATTTCAGAAAAACACCATTCCTATTAGATGCAGAATCAACTATAAATGTTTGCGATAAAGGGTCTTTCCAATCTAGACATCTATTGATAGATGTTAATTCTCTAGAGAATACATCTTTAGAAACAGAAAGTTCATCGCATATATTTGACCTCTTGATTAATGGTAATCTAGTTGAAACAACATAATTTTCTGGGTCATCCATTAACCCTTGAGAAGTATAACTACTCTCAGCCACTGATTCTGAATTACTCAAATCATTATTTTGATTATCAATCAATCTTAAAAGTCTCTGACCAGATCTAAACTTACTAGTTTCTGAACTTGGGATATTCAAAACTCCACACAATAAACCTGAAGCATCAGATTTTAAATCTGTTGGAGTTGTTATTGTGCTTATTTTTGCTTGAACTAAAGAAGTTCCACCATTGATAGTTTCATCAGCAGAAAGTGTGCCTGTTAATAATTGAACATACATCAATCCACTACCATCATTTGCATTTTTAACCACTCTAGCAGTTCCACCATCAGCACCAGTTATGATTTCACCATCATACACACCATCATTAAAAACTTTAGAAGAGTTTGTAACAACTATCTTGGAGCAAGGTTCAATATCAGATGAACTTAAAGCAGTATCATCAAAGAACCCATAAAATGTAGTCTTTGGTTTTAGGTTGGTTGCTATGAAAATAACCTCATCAGGTCTCATAAAAGGTACAACACTAGTGTCTATTTTCTTACTTGTCAAATCTCTTTCAATTCTATTTGGTAAAC